ATTTGACCAAGACTCTGCTCAAAGTGGTGGATATTATGTTGGTAGTAAAGACGCCGAACCTTCACAAATTGACGGACCGGCAAACCAAGTTCCCGTAAATGCTTTCGGAGAACAAGTACAATCAATAGTATACGGACCTCAAGAGTTAGGAATACTTTATGAAGGTAATGAAGAAACAATTAAGTTTGGTTTAAAAGGTAGATCATATAGTGATGGTGGTGGAACAACTGGTCAATTAGTTTGGACTTCACCAAAATATAAAGGTAATGCCGGATTTAGAGCGACCGCAGGAGGTGGAGCAGGAAGTTTAGATGATGAATTTAATCAGATATCTGCAGATTATTTACAATACCAATCTACCGACATTGAATTTAGACCTGGGTCTATTCTTTATGAAACACAACGACTTGTTGACTCTGCCGATCAAGTGCAAGGTCAAGCAAGATTAAAACACGTAGGAACCGCAATTAACCAAGTTTCAAAAGTATTCAACGACGGATACAAAGAAATGACAAAAGGTTCTATGGTTCTTTCATATGTTAATCAAGCGGATGGAACTCAAGCAGGTTTAGAATATTGTAGAGTTTTCCAAAAAGATACACCATATTACACATATGCCGACCTACAAAAAACGGACGGTATTACAAAATCAGGAAGACGTTTTGATTATTCAGTTTTAGATAACACATATAATTTAAACATCGCACCTTTAAGAAACCCGGGATCAACAAATATTGTTGACGGTAAAGTTAAAAAATACATGTTCTCTATTGAGAACTTAGCATGGAGAACATCAGATAGACCAGGATTTACATATGATGATCTTCCTGTTTGTGAGAAAGGACCAAATGGAGGGCGAGTTATGTGGTTCCCACCTTATAATCTTACTTTCTCTGATGATTCCTCACCTGATTTTGCGGCAACGTCATTTATCGGAAGACCTGAACCTATTTACACATATAAAAATACTACTAGATCAGGACAACTTAGTTGGACTATAATTGTGGATCACCCTTCAGCGATGAACACAATTGTTGAAAAACAACTTAAAGGGATTTCAAGTGAAAGAATTGACAGTATTATGGATTCTTTCTTTGCGGGCTGTGTTAAGTATGACTTATATGAATTAGGTATTAAATTTAATACAATACCAAGTAAAGATTTATACACTTATCAACAAATATTAAATAACCCAAGGTTAACAACTGAAGAACAAATACAAGTCTTACAAAGTATACCACAAGACGAAAGCACGTCACAACCAAACAACTCAGTAGGTGCGGATGTAGTTACGAGTAACGCTGGTGGTCAAGGAACTACAACTGCGGTTGAACCTAAAATCGTAGATGTTACTTTATCGGAATATGAGGGTCTTGGTTTTTATTTTGATAATGATTGTCCTGAATGTGGAAATTCGGACGCAATTGTTGCAAGTCAACCATATGATTATTGGTATAATGGATATCTTGCAAACAAACCAACATACCTACAACAAGCACCACAAAAAGTAAAAATTGGTAATAGTGTGTTTTCAGGGTCTGCGGTTCCTAACTTTTTTACCGATGTTGTTGAAGGTAATTTTAGTTATATAAAAAGTTCCTTATTACCAAAAATTGATGATATATTAACTAAAGGTGGTGAGATAACAATTGAAATGGTTGGGTCCGCATCGGCAACCGCATCTGTATCCTATAACGACAAATTATCTCAACGAAGAAATGATTCAGTCCTTAAATGGTTTTTAGCTCAACCTTTAAGTGGCGGAACGCAAACAATTAAAACATATGCCGATTCTGGTAAGTTTAAACTAAAATTGGTTGCCAAAGGAGAAACTGCGTCAATACCGGTATCAAGGGCTGACGCCGCAGCAACTCCTGACCCTAACGATAATACCGTTACTAATTCATCAGGTGGTCAAATCCTATCGTCACCCGTTGATTGTACGGTTAATGTTATAAATTTAGACACAACGCCTGCAAAAGTAACAAGCACTTCAGAAGTTTATAGTATCCCACCTATGTCATGTAGGAGAGTATACATTCAAAAAATTACAGGGAAAGTAAAAGAAACTCCTATTGCTCAAGACACACCGGCAACTGTGGTAACAACATCAACAACAAATAACCCACAAGTTGTTCCAAACACACAAACTAATAGTATAAAACCAGAACCAAAAATAACGGTAGAACAAAAAATAAAAGACGGTATTTCTAAAAAGGTATTAAGAAATTTATTTTCTGAGTGTGATTATTTCCAAGTTATAAAGGAAACAGACCCAATGGTTTATGGTAGTATAAGGGATAAGGTTAAGTTTTTTAATCCGGCGTTTCACTCTACGACACCCGAAGGTTTAAATTCTCGATTAACATTTTTACAACAATGTACTAGACCTGGTCAGACAATTCCTGTAATAGGTCCTGATGGAAGACCAAAATATAATGATGCTCTTAATACATCTTTTGGGGCACCACCAATATTGGTTTTAAGAATTGGAGATTTTTTCCATACTAAGATTGTTCCGGGTTCTTTAGGAATTACATTTGAAAATTTAGATCTTAATCCTGAAGGTATTGGTATACAACCTATGTTAGCTAAAATTACTTTAGGGTTTAAGATTATTGGTGGTATGGGACTAAAAGAGCCTGTTCAAGAATTACAAAACGCACTTTCGTTCAATTATTATGCAAATACTGAAATTTATGATGAGAGAGCTGTTGCGACTGAAGACACAAGTAAGATGGATCAATATGTTGTTGAAAAAATAACAGGCGGATTACCCCCAGTAACACAAGCACAACAAACATCAATTAATAGTGTCCAACCAAAAAGAGGTGGGTCTACAATGGGAAATATTGTGGACGCAACAACAATGGACTACACCGCTCTTTATGGGTCTTTAGAGGGTAAATTACAAGAATACTTTAAATCGTATTACGATTCACTATTAAAGATTAATAATGACTATGGGTATGGAGCATTACAAGTTACAAATAAAGATAGAAACTACACTAAAGGATTTTTATCACCATTAACCGAACAGAAAGTAGAGTCAAATCTTTATGGAAAAACCAACAAGTATCAAGAGTATGTTGAAAAACTTGTTGTTGAGGTTAAAAATGATATTTCACAAGAAAAAGACCCATATATTAGTTGGTTAAAAACTGAAAACACTAACCCAACCTCGAAACAGGTGAGGGAGTTACAAGAAAAACTTACAAACATTGCCACTCAAAGACAAACCGCAATGTTAGATGTTATATTAAATAACACATCTAATTTAGTTAAAATTGAAAATGAGTTAAATTACATTTACAGACAGTTAGATGTTATAGTGTCAAAAACTGACGGTAATATGAGTCCGACAAATGAACCTTTAATATATGACTTGAGTGGTGATACATTTTACGCTAATGTTTTAGATTCTGGATCTATAATTGATGTTTACACAATTAAAGTTAAAAATGTTGTAAAAGATTTTGATACTTTATTATATAATAACGACATGACTAAAGATTATTTTAAACCAAGTAACTCAACTATCCAAAGTCAAGATGGTAATTGTATTTTTTCTACAAACAATACGGATGCGTTTTTTGGTAATTGTGAGGGAAATAGATTTTATATTTTAACATCTCAATTATATCTGAATCCTGAATATTTTACAACGTTAGTTAACGATTTGACTTCAGGCCCTGAGATAAAATCAAACTCACAACTTGTTGAAAAAATAAAAGAAAGATCTGAAGGTTTAAAAGGTATATACGAAACATTCCAAAACGTTTATAAAGAAAAGTTTAAGACCTATATTGAAGATTCCGAAACTTATAAGACATGTACGACTTGGAAGGTTCCTGATAATACGGTAAAAACTTGTGGTTATGTTTACCCTGCGGTTGGAGACTTAGAAGTTAAAGCAAAAAAACTAAAAGATTTGTATTCAAGTAATAACTTGAACGATGATAAAGCAACCTTCAACGGTAAAGTAACTTTTAATTAAAAATGGCACTTCAATATTGGAATAGGTATACTGATTTTTTAATTAACGGAGAACAAACTGTTGTTCCTTACATTGTGTTACCGTCAAAAAGTTCTGACAAAAATTATATATACAAAGTAGGACAGAGTAGATTAGATAAAATTTCACAACAATTTTATGGAACTCCATATTTTGGTTGGTTAATACAAGCCGCAAATCCACAATATTCGGGATATGAATTTGTAATTCCTGATGGTGCGGTATTGACTATTCCATTTCCGTTAGTAGCTTCTTTACAGGATTATAAAAATTCTTACGAAAATTATTTCTTCTATTATGGTAGATAACCAAGAAAATATATTAGTTGAACTAGACTACGATAACATAAGCCTTATTGACCCAAACAAAGTTGTGGATCAAGAGGGTAACGTTAAAGATAGATTGGTTAAACAAGAAAACCTAGTAATGTATGCCAATTTGGAATGCAATGTTTTGCCAAGAACTAAATTGGCAGTAGGTTCGGCAATGAATGATTCACAAAGAACCATTTCTGTTGGGAAAATAAACTTTTTAAATCCAGGAAGTAACACATTTCTTAATACGGCTTGGAGTGATGAGTTGACAGGTAAAGACACAGTCCAAGGTAAAGGAGTTAATCAACCAAGACAAACTGCGGTAAAAAACCCAAATAAATCAGATGATTTTTATATCACACAAAACTTAAATTCTAACGGAACGCCAGGGGCAATTGACAATGGGTTATTAGGTTTAAAGTCCATACAAATGGATATAAGCACAAGTTTCCTTCCGGTAATTACTGTTGAGTTAGAGGACGTTAAAGGTAGAGCATTGTTTGAGGCCGGTAATAACTCACCATATTCAGCATTCTTCCAATTACCGTATCCACAATTTACATTAACTTTAAAAGGTTGGTATGGTAAGGCGATAAAGTTCCCAATAATGTTACAGTCTTTCACATCTAGATTTGACCCTAGCACCCATAATTTTCATATTACTTTGAAATTTTATGGTTACAAATATACTTTATTGTCATATGTGAATTTTGGAGCCTTGATGGCGGTTCCACAAATGTATAATAATGTTGTAACACAAACTCCGGTATCTATAACACAAGGGAATGAAATTAAAAGTTCCGCAACTGCAACGACTCCTGTGATTGTAAGTCGAGGATATCAGAAAATGAAAGAGGTTTATTCAATATACAAATCAAAAGGTTTGATTGATGACAACTTTCCTGAAATAACATTAATGCAGTTAAAATACAGATTACAAAATTTCATAAAAGAAATCCTTGATCAGTTTGAAAAAGAAAACATGGGGATTCTTACTGACATGACCGTATACCAAAATAATTTACTGAACTTCCAACAAAACATTTTTATATATTCTAATTCATCTTGGTTTAACACTTATATGGATAAAGACAGTCCAATAGTCTTAAAGCAAAATTCTCAAAATGTATTTTTGTTTAAAACATCAACGGCCAGTGCGAAGTTAGATGCAACAAACAAACTTGATGGAGAAATTAAAAAATTCAAGGATGTGTTGAATCAGAATGGTGTTTTTGGTATTGACGGAAAATATACTGTAGGTGGAATAACAACACCATCCCCTATTGCAATACCGATAAAATTAGAGACGTGTCAAAAAAAAATCACATTAAGTGATATTGATTTAGTTAAAACATACGTCTCACAAAAAAATGCGCCTAAAGGAAATTTTGTTGAAACGGATGCCGTGATACAACAATTTAAACAAACCTTACAAAGTCAATTAGACGTTAATTTTTCTGGTGTTACCTATTTCTTTGAAGGGGTAAATTCCTTTATGGACGTTACCGATAACATGGCTAAAAAAGCGTCAGAGACAAGAAAGAAAGTTGAGACAGAAATTTCTGCGAGTTTGGCAACTAAGTTTAATGCTCAGGGTAATGGAAAATTAGGGTTTGTTCCTAATATTAGAAATGTGTTGGCTGTTTTTTATTGTCAAGGAGAAGCGTTTCTTAGATTGTTAGATGAAGTTCATAAAAAGGCTTGGGATCAAAGAGAGAACCCATACCGAAGGGCTGCGATATTTAACACAACGTCCACAGCACCAAGTGTTGACGTTAAATCATCTACACAAAATAATGAACCAATTTATCCGTGGCCACAAGTTATAAAAGAATCTGTTAGTGAAGATAATAAAGAAAAATTTGAAATAATTTATCCTGGAGATCAAACAGTCGCATCTTCATATAGAGCGTATAACCCTGAAATTTGGCCCGAAGTTGAGTTTGTTGAACAATTTATTAATGGTTACATTGAAAGACAAACAGATGCAAATAAGGATAGTGGTATTTTTGAAACTAGTCTACAACCATCAAGGTTATCATTAAATGCGATTGACTTTACCGTTTCAAACGAAGTCTTCCAAAATAAAGAAGAAACAAAATACTTTTTTGAGATTTACGAAAGGTTAATGTTAAATGCGTTTTATTCAAGATTTGCAAAAAAATCAGGATATATTTACTCATTTTATGAAATTGAGGCAGATGATGAAGCTGTTAATATATTACAAAGTTTAGGGGCTGATAACCCATTTCTAACAAAAAAAATTAAAGAATATCTTTTAGATTCTAATAACTATGTTCCGTTTTTGAAACACATATCAAATCAAGGACAAGGAGAAAGTTGGCAAAATTTCGTTAAAGGAGATTTTGTGACACCATACATTCAAAACGACGTTAAAAACCCAAACATAATTTATAATGGTGATGTATTTAACTCGCTTAAATCACAACCAAGCGTTTCATTAACTAACCCAAAAAGTTTAGTTAACATAGATAAATACCTAACAGGAACCTCAGTAACAAATGAGTTTGATTTTGTTGATACATACCCAATAACAGATTTTGATTGGGATAAGAAAAATTTAGCGGACGGAAAAAGTTTAAATAATGTTAATGAGGTTTATGATACCAAAGATATTATAAGTTATAATGATATTATAAAAACCGTTGCAAACTTTGACTTGAATGATGCGGTTAACAGTAAAAGACCTTTCACCTATTTTAACTTTTTGTCCTTAGGTGGGTTACCAAGTATTACATCATTTAAGTCATTCTATGATGATAGAAATTATAAAAACCAATTTGTAACAGAAGGTAATTTGTATTATTCAAATTACACAAATAACATTTCTGCCAATCAAACAACCTCTATGATGAACTCACCGTATTTTATAAATGCAATACAAAAAGGTGTTTTTAATTTTAGATATAAATCAAATGATCTTTATCCTTATAAATCAGCGGCGTATTTGTTTTTGAATAGTTTACCGTTAGGGACATTAAGAGAAAAATATAAAACATTAAATGGTGAATCCACAACTGACTTAAGTTATATTATATCTACTTTAAAAAAGTTTGGGTCAATTCATAAACTTCCATATGCTTGGATTTTAAAATATGGATCAATTTGGCACAGATATAAAACATATAATAAAAGTGGTGTAGATTTTTTAGATGAGGTATGGAAAGATTTTAACTATAAAGAAAATTGGGATCCTGCAACATCAGCAAACACATATACGTATAATTTAGTAATTGACGGAATACAAAGAGATTTAGTGTTAGACAATACTTCAGGAACACCACCATTCACAGAAATTAACACAGGATTCTATCCGCAACTTATTGATGACTATAACGTATTCATACAGGGTTTAAAATTATTTAGTGGTCAAACTCAAAATAGTGGTAGTTGTTTTGGTTTAAACATTTCAGGTTCTTGTAACACTATTGAAGTAACAGGAACTTGCTCAAGTAACGGGACTGGAATTACGATTAACACTATAAGTAACAACTATATTAACACGCCCGATACAATATTTATCCCACAGTTTAATGCTGGTATCCAATTGGTGTCTCAAGTTAATGGTGTTTCAGGAGGGACAGGTTATTATACGACACCATTAAATTTTAACGTTTCCTTTACGGGAGTTACTTTTAGATTGGGGTATTATGCGAATATAACTAACAATACCGGAAACCCAATCCAAACAGGACAAATTTTAAGTGGGGCAACTGGTGTTAGTGGAGTTACAATACAAAGTATAGTTAGTGGGGCCACAGGAACTACAGCTCTTTGTAAGGTTACTGACGTATCGTCACAAACATTTAATTTTACGGTATTAAACCCACCAATACAAGTAACACAAGTTTCAAGTAACATTCTTACCGGTGGAACCATAATTAATGGTCAGTATTTAAGTGGTGATGTCGTAATACTATCTCAGATATCAGGAATAACGGGAGGAGTTGGTTTATACCAAACAACAAACGTTTCACCACCAACAATTTCGGCTTTTGTAATTAAAGACTCGTTTGTTCAAGGGATTGGATCGTCACAAATTCAAACATACTTGAACACTGAAAAGTTAATGATGTTTAATACAACTAACTCAACTCTTTTTGAACTTGCCGGATTTGACCCAAATAATGCTAGTAGAACCATGAGGGTTTCTCCTTGGTCTGTTTTAGTTCGGGACACTGAAAATCCTGATGAATATTATGTTGTCCCATCTTTTGGTTCGAACGCCAATCAAACAAGAGAAGAAGCGTTTAAAAACGGAAGTATGAAAGTGGAGGTCTCTAACAATCCCGCAATGTTTAACGGATCGGTTAGAATGTTCTGGAATGCACCACAATATGGGTGGTTTGATAATTCTAAATTAAAGAAGAACAACCCCAAAACATATTTAAAACAAATACTAAATGAACAAAAAGAACAACAAAACTTTTTGATCAGTGGAGACGATACCCAATATACAAATTTTGAAGAGTTATTTACGACGTTTAACATAGAACTTTTAGATCAGTTTGAAACTCACTTTTTAAATTTCTCAAAATCACTATACGATTATACCGATATTTTACCAAGTTATGCCCTTTCAGAAGAAACCATAGTTGGATCACAAAGTAGAATAACTCAAGTTGATGACACCCAAAAAAGTTCACAAAATTTTCATCTTCTTATGAGAAGTCTAATGAAAATTAATAAACCAACAGGAACATCACCAGAAACAAAATTACAATCCGTAATAGAAAACCAAAGTTCAGTATTCCAAGAAACATTGAGTTCTTTTATGAACTACGATATCACATTTAAATTCGGTAACCCAAGCGATTTTAATAAAAGATTGTTCTATACGTTTTCAACAAGATACCTTGAGAACCCTATTAGTTATTCACCATATGAACAAGGAAATTTACCACCACAAATTACTTTAGCTCAATCAATACAACAAAATCCAAAAACTTGGGAAGCGTTGGAGTTCTATGTTGGAAATTCCACAATACCTAAATTAGTATACTCAAATTCAGGATCATACATAACGGATTTCTTTATCGATTTAAATGTCCAATTCAATGAACAAAACGTTCAAGACTTTGCGCCTTTAATTAAGATATACGCAACACAAAAACTTAATGGGTTTAAACTACCTGAAACGGCAACCCCAACAAATGTAGTTCCATCTAACCCTATACCCGCACCAAACGGACCTCAACCTGCTCAATTACCATCGGCACCAAATAACCAAGGAGATGCGATAGAACTTGCAACATTACAAAGTGGTAGCACTGTAACAATATATGAATGCGGACCAAACAAATACGCTGTTTTGAGAGACCAAAATGGAACAATATTAAAACAAGGTCAAAACGCATCGGCATCAAGCACTACAAATGAACAACTAAGAAAAGAGATCATACAAAGTTATTATGGGTCAGTATCTTTAAATCAAAACGATCCTCAGTTTGTTAAAACTATTGTTAATGTTTTACCTTCATCTCAAAATGTTCAGGTAACTACAAACACAGCACAACAACAACAAGCACCTCCTGGATTACCAACAAATACTTCTTTTGCAAATAGTGGAACAAATGTTGCTAAATTCTATAAATTGATGGACACATATATTGAACAAAACGACCTATACATAGGAAACGTTTTAAATACTATGTTACCGGCAGTAAGAAAACAATTACCTAACGTTTTTGTTGGTGAAGGTGGTGGACCTAATAGGGCACCGTTAGAGGCTGGTTTTACAGAACAAACAAGACTTGAGCTTTGGGAAACATTTAAAGCTCTTAACGATACTTGGATTGCGGGATTTGATTTTGAAAGTAAAACATTGTTTGAAGATGTGTTACTTGTTGATAGGGCAAGTAGAAATGTCGGCGATAAAGTTTTAGTTGACATTTATCAAATTATAGATTTATTAGAAGATGGCGCATCAGACAAAAATCAAGGAAGCACTTCTTATAAGAACACCCTTTTAGATATGGTAACAACCATATTGACACAGAACAATTTCCAACACTTTATGTTACCGGCATATGTTAATTTTTATAACGCTCAAGACGCACAAAAAAATCCGACACCAAGACCTGACGGAACATTAGAGGTTGGTAATATGATGTTTGGAACATATTTAAATGTTGATTACAGACAAAGCTCACCAAAGTTTCTTTGTTACTACGTAAGTAAACCAAGTGAACACCTCAATATGAAAGATAACATTGATTATCGATTTAGGGATGATGCGTTTGATTTAAGAAGAGCTAGTGATAATCCATTAACGGAAAATCAGGCAAACAAAACAGATTGGAGCAAATCAAATAAAGTTGTAGGGTTTAACGTTGATGTTACAAGAGAAAATCAACAGATATTTAAATCTTTTAGTGTTTCACAAGATCCAGGTAAACCAACTTCAGAATCTTTAGAGATGTTGAACCAAATGGCGAATGTTGGTAAGAACAGAAGATCTACAACACAGTCGGTATCTTTATATAACCTTTATAAAAATAGAAGTTATTCATGTAGTGTTGATATGATGGGATGTGCTTTGATACAACCTATGATGTATTTTAACATAAGAAATGTTCCTATGTTTTCGGGTCCATACATGATTACAAAAGTTTCACATAGTATCAGTGAAGGAGAATTTAATACTGTATTTGAGGGAGTTAGACAACCGTTCTATAGTTTACCAACAATAGATAATTTCTTACAAACACTTAATACGCAGATATTATCACAACTCCAAACAAAAGTTGTTGAAAACGAAAGAACACTAAAAGCAAGTTCTGATAATGTTTTATTTCAAGCGTCAAATGTAATTTCAAATTTAGACACTGAAGATAAGTTAACCAAAAATCAAGATTGCGCCGCAAGTTTAAATAGTAGATATAACAACTTTACTGGTGTAGACGCTCCACAACAAACAACAGTCTCGTCTCAAGATTTAATGACTGAAATAAGAAAACAAATGATCCAAAGAAAATACGACATGACCGGAGAGACATCATTTAATGTATACGCAATGGCGTTCACTTATGTGTTTGTTGATTCAGGTAATAATAATGGAACTCAATTAGTTGCGTATGAAAACAATTATAGCACTATTAATTTGACTGAGGTTTATGGGGATAAAATATATGAATATATAAATAGAAAATATTTCTGTGTCTCAAGAGGAAACGATAAAAATATTCCGGTTGTAAGTTTTAGATCACTACCTGATTTTGTTAATTTTGTTTTAGATAAAATCCAAGGGATTAACACGTTCTTAGTTCAGGATGCGGGAACCTTCAATCAAAAATATCCAAATGACTCAACATTATCAAGTATTAGTAATTTGGCTAAACAATACGTATCACATTATCCTTTAAACCAAAATGCTGACGTTTATACCCAAATTGAAAAAAACGAAGGAAAACAATACGACAAATTAATAGAGGAATTCAAAAAAGCATACAATCTTTTTGATACTTTAATTAACAAGTGATATTTATAAATAAAAATAACTATGAATACTAAACTAATATTAGACAACTACTTGGGTAAAAATACAAGAGTATCTGAGAAAGACATGGGAGATGGAACAAAACAAGTTTGTGATCTTGACACCGGTGATTGTTACACCGTAAGAATGAAAGATGGTCTTATTGAAAGAGTTGACAACACTATGAAGACATTTAAAAAAATACAAGTAGAGACCAATCAAGGTATAAAAACATTATTAAACGGATAAGATGAGTTTAGATGAAAAAATATTAAATGAAATTGCTAGATATAAATCTATCAATAACTATATAATGGAGCAAGACGTTCCACCACCACCTCCATTAGATCCTGCAGCGGCGGGAGCACCACCGGCAGACCCTGCGGCGGCGGGAGCAATACCTCCACCACCTCCAGCAGGAGCTGAACCAACACCTATTGATGTTGCGGCTGATCCTGATGTTGAAGAAATCCCTGCGGAGGGTGAAGAAGGAGGTGAAGAAGAAGGAACCGAAGAATTGGATATTACAGATTTAGTTGATACTCAAAAAACTATGGCGGATAAACAAGAAGAGTATTTTGAAAACTTGTTTGGTCAAATTAAAAACATGGAAGATAAGCTAGCCGAAATGGATTCTTTAGTTTCTAAAATCGATAGTCTTGATAGTAAATTAGAGAAATACAGACCAAAAACACCACAAGAAAAATTGGCACTTAGAAGTTTAGATTCTGGACCATACAAACAAAACTTAGCAGATTTCTTTGATGAGAAGAAAGATGAAATGGAAATGACAGGAAAAAATGAATACGTATTAACCCAAGACGAGGTTGAAAATTTTAGCCCATCAGACGTTGAACAATCGTTTAATGCTCCTATGGAAGACGAAGACGATATGTTCTTAAACAGATTTAACTCATAAAATTTAAGGTCGAAATAATCGACCTTAAATTTTTTTACAACACTATTTGACTATAACTTTTTATACACCTATAATTCTTACATATAAACTTTTAATTTTTAATAACACATGGCGACAAATGTTTTAGACGCGGTTTTAGCACAGTATGAAAACGCAAAACAAGGTGGGTCTTCTTCCACCTCAAAAATGACACAAGAAGAAAGAATGAAAAAATATTTCGCAGCTCTTTTGAAAGACAATGAAAAACAAGGGCAACGAAGAATTCGAATTTTACCTACTACAGATGGTTCTTCTCCTTTTAAAGAAGTATGGTTCCACGAAATCCAAGTAGATGGAAAATGGCAAAAGTTTTTTGATCCGGGAAAAAATGACAATGAGAGATCTCCTATAAATGAAGTTTATGAAGAACTTATGTCCACAGGAAGAGAATCAGACAAAGAACTTGCAAAACAATACAAAGCTCGTAAGTTTTATATTGTAAAAGTTATTGATCGTGATAACGAACAAGATGGTGTTAAGTTTTGGAGATTTAAACACAATTACAAACAAGAAGGTATTCTTGATAAAATCATCCCTATTTGGAAGGCAAAAGGAGATATTACAGATCCTGATAATGGACGTGATTTAATCCTTGAACTAACAAAGGCAAAAACACCAAAAGGAGCAACATACACAGTAATTCAAACAGTTATGTATGATGACCCATCACCAATCTCTGAAGAATCAACTGAAATGAATGATTGGGTTGGAAATGAAATGACTTGGGAAGATGTGTATTCTAAAAAACCTGTTGAATATCTTGAGGCGATTGCACGAGGAGAAACTCCACGTTGGGATTCTGAAAAGGGCGGATACGCTTATTCTAACAACGAAACTTCAGAAGTTTCTATGGGAGGTAAAAAAACAGTTTCAATTAATGAAATTGCAGACCCACAAGTAAACAACGAAATCGACGAAGAATTACCATTCTAATTTATTGAAAAAAACAGAACGGGAGCAGTTTATTGTTCCCGTTTTTTTATCTATATTTTATATAGAAACAAAAAAATATGGCACTGAAAAAAAATGACTTTAGTTCGGTTAAGAAAAAATTTTCTACATCGGCAAAATATAAACCACAAAGATTTTTTGATCTTGGATCAGAATTTTTAGATGCGGTTGGACTACCAGGTCCTGCAATTGGACACCTTAATATGTTATTGGGTCACTCCGATACAGGTAAAACAACAGCGTTGGTTAAAACCGCAGTTGATGCACAAAAGAAAGGTATTCTTCCTGTGTTCATTATTACAGAACAAAAATGGTCTTTTGAACACGCAAAACTTATGGGTTTTGATTGTGATGAGGTTGTTGACACTGAAACAGGTGAATTAGATTGGGACGGATTTTACATCTTTAATAATAACTTTGATTATATTGAACAAATAACAGATTATATTAATGAGTTATTGGACGCACAAGAGAAAGGTGAATTAGACTATTCGTTATGTTTCTTATGGGATTCAGTTGGATCAGTTCCTTGTAAGATGACTTATGAAGGTAAAGGTGGTAAACAACATAATGCGTCAACATTAGCGGATAAAATTGGTATGGGTATCAACCAACGTATTTCAGGGTCTCGTAAATCAGATTCTAAATTCGAAAATACCTTAATCATTGTTAATCAACCATGGGTGGAATTACCTGACAATCCGTTCGGTCAACCCAAAATTAAAGCAAAAGGTGGTGAAGCAATTTGGTTAAACTCTTCTTTAGTGTTTTTATTTGGTAATCAAAAAGGTGCGGGAACAACAAAGATTACGGCAACAAAAGATAAACGAACTGTAAAGTTTGCTTCAAGAACAAAAGTGTCGGTTATGAAAAACCACATTAATGGTCTTGGGTTTGAAGACGGAAGAATTATTGTAACTCCACATGGATTTTTACCAGGTAAAGATACTGCAGAGGAAAAATCATCAATAGAAAAGTATAAAAAAGAATATGCTGACTATTGGAAAGATATAATCGGAGTTGATGGTGACTTTGATTTGAAAATAGAAAAAGAAAAGAAAGAAGAAGAGTAAGAATCCTTAAAAAAATTTAAGTGTCAAAAACGTTATTGGTTGATGGAAACAATCTACTAAAGATTGGATTTCATGGTGTGAGAGATTTTTACCATAAAGGTAAACACGTTGGTGGTATATGGCATTTTTTAAATACTCTACGTAAATTCTTAGAAGAACACAATTATAACAAAGTTGTTGTTTGTTGGGATTCTAAAACCTCATCGGCTCAGAGAAGGTTAATCTATCCAAAATATAAGTTGAATCGTAAACCATCTGAAACTGAGTCAAAAGAAGAATCTTTTTCCGAACAAAAACAAAGGGTTAAACAATACCTTGAAGAGATGTTTGTAAGACAACTGGAGACAGAACACGCAGAGGCTGACGACTTAATTGCTCATTACTGTAAAGTGTCGTTAGATGAAGAAAAAACCATATTTTCAAGCGATAGAGATTTAACTCAACTTATTGGGGAAAAAGTATCTATTTATTCACCATCCACAAAACAATATTATAAAAATGGGGATAAAATAAAACTTCACGATATTGAAGTCCCACATTATAATGTTAAAACAATTAAAATTCTTACTGGAGATAGTTCTGACAACATTGACGGAATATTTTATCTAGGTGAGAAGACCTTAATTAAAATGTTTCCTGAACTACTTGAATCACATGTAGAATTGTCCTATATTTTACAAAAGAGCGAACAACTCTTAAAAGAAGAAAAGGGAAACATTGCACTTCAGAACCTATTAAGTGGGAAAACAAAGGAGGGAATTTTTGGAGATGAGTTTTTTGTAATAAATGAAAAGCTTGTTAACTTAGAAAACCCACTTTTGAATGAAGACGAAAAAGAATTGGTAGGACTATATTATTCTGAGTCGTTGGATCCCGACGGAAGAGGACATAGAAATCTAATTCGAATGATGATGGAGGACGGGTTTTTTAAATACTTACCAAAGGGTGACGACGCTTGGGTAGGGTTTTTAAAACCATTTCTCAAATTAACAAGAAAAGAAAAACAAAAATTTAGAAACAAAAAAAACTAAAAAAGAATGAAAGAACAGGATATAACAAAAGTAGAATTTTTGTTAATGTGTAATGACAACATTGTTGTCCAAAGATTTTTTAACGTGAGAGGTTTTAATAGAAACGCTCACAAATCTGAAGAGTTTTATCATCATGTCGATAGTCTTTATAGAGAACTAAGATATGACTTAAAGATGAGATCTGTGGTCTACATGTTGGACAACCAATATGAAATATTAGAAAATCCAGAACTTCTAAACACATCAATTACTGATGGTCCGGAAAATTTTAACTTAATTATTAGAGTTGGAGATATGACAATTTGTCATAGACAGTTTGACGCCAAACCATACCCTCCGAAGGTCAGATATACCGTAGACCTACGCCCAAAGTTAAAAGCTATAATGGCTGAGCTTACTGACATTTTTTCAGGTCAAAAATTTAATTATTTTTATCCTGAATTTATTAAAAACTAACACTATTTATCTTTACTAAAGGAGAAAAAAAACATATGGCGACTAGTAAAAATTTTGAGTATTTAGGTAACACTTTTCAATTACAACTTTTAAATCAAATTATTGTAGACAAAGACTTTTCACACTCAATTCTCGATGTTATCGAAAACAATTATTTTGAAAACAAGTATTTTAAAATAATAATTCAAATGGTTAAAGAGTATTATTTAAAATACGAACATACACCATCATTTGAAACATTGGAACAAATTACAAAATCAGAACTTCAACAAGAAATTGCATCTAAGATTGTTATGGATACTATCAAGAAAATTAAAGATGCGCCGATTGATGGAGTAGGATTTGTTCAAGAAAAGGCTTTAAAGTTCTGTAAACAACAAGAACTACAAAAGGTTATGGGGAAAGCACAAAAGATCATTGACGGGGGTGAGTTTGAAAACTACGACACCCTTGAAGAGATGGTGAAGACAGCCCTTCAGGTTGGAGCAAAAGATACATCAATGTTAGATGTATTCTCAAATCTTGAACAAGTTCTTGAGGACGATTACAGACACCCTATTCCAATAGGAATTCCAGGGATTGACAGATTGTTAAAGGGAGGTTTGGCAAAAGGAGAAATTGGTGTTATATTAGCACCTACAGGTGTTGGTAAATCTACTATTTTAACTAAAATGTCAAACCACGCTTTTAATCTTGGTTTTAACGTCTTACAAATCTTCTTCGAAGACAACCCAAAAGTAATACAAAGAAAACACTTCACATTGTGGACAAAAGTCCATCCTGACGATTTGTCAGAGAAAAAAGATGAGGTAATGAGAAAGGTTGCGGAGATTCAAGAGTCAATGCCAAATAAGTTGATTATGAAAAAACTACCATCTGATACTATGACGATGTTACAAATTAAGAGTCAAATTAGAAAGATGGTTTCTGACGGAATAAAGGTTGATATGGTTGTTTTAGACTATATTGATTGTGTAGTTCCTGACAAAAACTTAGGTGATGAATGGAAAAGTGAAGGATCAGTAATGAGAGCATTTGAGGCTATGTGTCACGAAATGAATCTTGTTGGTTGGACCGCAACACAAGGTAACCGAGCTTCAATATCATCCGAAGTGGTAACCACAGATCAAATGGGAGGATCAATTAAGAAAGCACAAGTGGGACATGTTATCATTTCTGTCGCTAAAACCTTACAACAAAAAGAAATGAAATTGGCGACAATAGCGATTACAAAATCAAGAATTGGAGACGATGGAGTTGTGTTTGAAAACTGTAAGTTTGATAACGCAATGATTGACATTGACACTGAAAGCTCAATGACCTTCCTTGGTATTGAGGAACAGAAAGAAGAAAGACAAAGACAAAGAGTTCGAGAGTTGTTAGAGAAAAGAAAACAAAAAGATTCTCAAACACAACCAAATAATTAAAAATTAAAATAAAATAAAAATGGATATTTCGCAAAGAATATTGAGTAACATTACGGTGTATATGAAATACGCTAAATTTATCCCCGAAAAAAATAGAAGGGAAACATGGGAAGAATTGGTGACAAGAAACAAAGAAATGCACCAAAAGAAATACCCGCAGATTAAAGACGAGATTGAAGAGGTATACAAAATGGTATACGACAAAAAGATTCTCCCTTCAATGAGATCATTACAATTTGGTG